GGAAACCAAACAGGAACATATATTTGCACTTTAGACAATTATCATGAAAGTGTAGATGCGATTGACTATTCAACAAGCGAACAGCCTGCTGAACACAAGTCTCATAACCTCATAGAATTAGATAATGGACAGTTTTGCCTCTATCCAAACAATAGAATGAGGATTTATGACAATAGTATCACTCCTGAGACACCCAAGACACCAGATTTTAAGGTATCAACAGTGTATTATCAGGTTGAAAACGGACATGATCGTGATGGACTAGGTTCTGAAGAGAATTATTTCTGGAAAACTGCAAAAGAACGCAAAACTGGCAATGTTGAGATTAATATTGAACCAGAATTAGGATAAATAATTTTTTTAGGGGTAAAAATGGTTGTAAAAGTTGATAAAAGTGAAGAATTTGTCAGAAGTGGCAAAAAGTTAATAAGCGAATACTCTGAAATTCGTATTAAACCGTCAAAATTAAAAAAATCTGAATGAAAACCGAACAAATCTTAAAAATTTACATTGAAGTAACCAAAAAAACCAAAAAATCTCCCTATACACCAAAAAGAACCCACTATAACATACACACATACGGATGAAAAACGTGAAAAATGCCCATATGGGCGAACATTTACTTGTTGAAGTGTATAATGTACCGTTTGATAAGTTAAATGATGCAAAAAAGATTGAACAAGTGTGCGAAAGTGCCTGTAAAACAGAGGGTTTACAGGTTCTTAACACTTATATGCACCAATTTGAACCTTATGGAGTGACTTGTACCGTAACTTTAGGTGAAAGTCACCTTTCTTGTCATACTTGGCCTGAAAAAGGATGTGTTGCAATGGATATTTTCACTTGTGGGTCTAAAAATCCACGTTCTGTGGCATGGTGGGTATTAAATTATTTTGATTCTGATGACTATAATATGAATCAGCTAAATAGATAGGTATAAATAGATAAAAATCCATTGTTTAATGGCAATAACCAGAATATCAAGAGAGTTTAAGGATATCAGTCTGTCTTTTAAAAGGCATCCTGTGACTGGAGATATTGGTGTACTTAAAAACGCTGATGCGATAAAAAGATCAGTAAGAAATCTTGTGCAAACAATTCCAAATGAAAGATTTTTTAATTCAACTATAGGATCAGACGTTAGAAATCTTTTATTTAATAATGCACCGGGATTTATTGATTTTGGTACTGCATCAATTATTGAAGATCAAATTAGAAACACCATCGAGAATTATGAACTTCGAGTTACTAATTTAAAAGTAAATGTTGATCCTAGACCGGATACAAACGAATATGAGGTATTTGTCATTTTTGATATTATTGGACAAGCGTTTCCAACACAAGAATTTTCATTCATATTAAAAGCAACAAGATAATGCCAGTTACTAAATTTACTAATCTTGACTTTGATCAGATTAAAACACAAATAAAGGATTACCTAAGAGCTAATTCAAACTTCACTGACTTTGATTTTGAAGGATCTAACTTCTCAGTCTTAATTGATGCACTGGCTTATAATACATACATCTCTGCATTTAACTCAAACCTTGTAGTAAATGAATCATTTTTAGATTCTGCAACACTAAGAGAAAATGTAGTATCACTTGCAAGAAATATTGGTTATGTACCCCGTTCTAAGACAGCAGCAAGAGCATCTATAAACTTCACAGTAACTGCAAATACAACGAGTCCTACAATGACTCTACAACCAGGCCTAGTGTGTGTAGGAAGGCAGAATGACTCAGATATAGTGTTTTCAATCTCAGAGAGTATAGTAGCGAATACAACTGTCACTGCTGGAGTTGGGGTAGCATCTTTTGGTTCATCTAGTTCACCTATTGATGTATTAGAGGGAACATTTTTAACCTCTCAGTTCGTTGTAGATGGATCTCTAGAGCAACGTTTCATACTTGATAACTCAAACATCGATACATCATCTATAGTCGCATATGTGGGCACTCCGGGTATCCTAGGTAAGCAATATAAGATGATCGATAATATAGTTGGAATCAGTTCTATATCAGACACATATTTGATACAAGAAATACAAGACGAGAGATATGAACTTTTATTCGGTGATGGTGTTTTTGGTCGTAAACCTGAAAACGGTGCAGTAATTACAGTGCAATATGTTGTCACATCAGGTTCTCAGGGTAATGGCCCTGAATTCTTTAACTTTGCAGGTAGTTTTACTGGTGATAATGGACAAGTCATCGTTCCTCAATCAATTCCATCTATTAATACAGTCTCTGCTGCATCTAATGGCGGTGACATTGAAAGTGTCGACTCGATTAAGTATTTTGCACCTAGACTATATTCATCACAATATAGAGCAGTTACAGCAAGAGACTATGAATCAATAGTACAAACTGTATATCCAAACACTGAGAGTGTATCAGTAGTTGGTGGTGAAGAAGTTGACCCACCACAGTTTGGAACTGTTCTTATTACAATTAAACCAAAGAATGGTGAATTTGTATCTGATTTTGATAAAACACAAATTCTTACTAAATTAAAAAGTTACTCATTAACAGGTATCAATCAAAAAATTGTTGATCTCCAAGTTCTATATGTTGAGGTTGAGTCATTTATATACTATGATTCAACTAAAGTATCAACGGTGAATGATTTAAAGACAAAGATAGTATCGGCTTTAACAACATACTCTAAATCGGGTGATGTAAATAGATTTGGTGGTAGATTTAAATACAGTAAGGTATTAAATGTTGTGGATAATATTGATAAAGCAATTACATCCAACATAACAAGAATTAAAATAAGAAGAAATTTAAATGCTCTTGTCAATCAGTTTGCTCAATATGAGTTATGTTTTGGTAATCAATTTAATGTAAGACCTGAAGGATTAAATATAAAGAGCACAGGATTTAAAATATTAGGAACGGTGGAAACTGTATTTTTTACAGATATTCCTAATCAAGATAAATTAACTGGAACTATATCAGTCGTTAGAAAAAATGCAAGTGGTGAAACAATTGTTGTGGTAAAATCCGCTGGAACAGTTGATTATGTTCATGGTGAAATTAATTTATCTACAATTAATATTATATCTACTGATAAACCAAATAATATTATAGAAGTTCAGGCATTCCCTGAATCAAATGATGTTATTGGTTTACAAGATCTTTACCTTGATTTTAACATCCCAAGTAGTCAAATAAATATGGTTAAGGATACAATTACATCAGGAGAACAAATATCTGGTGTTGGATATAAAGTAACTTCAAGTTATTCTAACGGAGAACTAACAAGAACATGATCGGAACTGGAATAGACAAGCGTATACAAGTTCAGCAAATAATTGAAAGTCAGCTACCTGAGTTTATTAGATCAGAGAGTCCAATAGCTGTTGACTTTTTAAAGCAATATTATATCTCTCAAGAACATCATGGCGGTGTTATAGATTTAACTGATAATTTAGATCAATATATCAAACTTGACAACTTGACACCAGAAGTAATTGTTGGTGTGACAACACTTACATCTGCAATTACCAATGTTGCTCAAGAATCTATATCTGTATCATCTACAAAAGGTTTTCCAAGTGAGTATGGTCTTTTAAAGATTGATGATGAAATAATCACCTACACGGGAATTACAACTAATACATTTACTGGTATTATAAGGGGATTTAGTGGAATAACATCATATACTGATCCTGATAATCAAGGAGAACTTATATTTTCAACCAGTGATGTTGAAAATCATGCGATAAATTCAAGAGTTGAAAACTTAAGTGTTCTTTTTCTTAAAGAGTTTTACAATAAAACAAAGTCTTATCTCACCCCCGGTCTTGAAGATACGACTTTGAATACAAATGTAGATATAAGTAATTTTATAAAAGAATCTAAATCCTTATACAAATCTAAAGGAACTGAGGAGTCATTCCGTATTTTATTTAATGTTTTGTACGGAATTACACCTAAAATAATTGATTTAGAAAATTTATTAATAAAACCATCATCAGCTGAATATCTTCGTAGAGAGGTGATTGTTGCTCAACAGATATCTGGCGATCCTAACAAATTAGTTGGACAAACAATAACAAAATCAACTGATCTCAACACTTCAGGGTCTGTATCTGAGGTTGAGATTTTTAGTAGATCTGGAAATCTAGGAATAACAACATATTATAAATTAAATTTATTTGTTGGATATAATGAAAGATCTGCAATACAAGGAATTTTTACCATTCCGGGTAAAACAAGAGTAATAGAAGATGCTCCAATATCATCCACAACACTCACTGTTGATTCCACAGTTGGGTTTGGAACAACTGGAGTAGTAATTACAAATGGAGTAAATGGAATTAATACAATTACTTATACTGATAAAACCATAAATCAGTTCTTAAATTGTACTGGTATTGGAAATTCAATAAGATCAACAGATGATTTGAGAAGTGATGAATTTATATTTGGTTACGAAAATGGTGATTTAACAAAAAGAGTTGAATTGAGAATTACAGGTGTTTTATCTGATTTTGAATTATTACCCAGCTCAGGATCAAGTGTAACTCTTGAAGGTGAAAAAATAACAGTAAAAAACCTAGGTGAAGAAATACCTAACCCACAATCTCTAAGTGATAGAACAAGAAAAACAGTTTTCTTCAATTCATGGATTTATAACACAGCTAGTCGAATTAAAGTTGATATACCCTCAAGTGTAGGTATCAATACAACAACATCAACAGTTATACAAAGATCAAATATTGATAAATCTCAACTAAAAAATGGTGATAAAGTATCTATTTTTAGAAGAGGGGAATTGGTACCAGTTCTTACAGGTGTAGGAGTAACTGTCAATCTACAGGATATTGATCTAGATAGTACAATCTTTAATGATGGAAATACTGAATATGATATTCAAAGAGAACTTGATAAAGCATTTGGTGCTGCAGGAGTTGATTTACAATTTGGAAATAATATTATAACTGCAAATGTGCAAAACACATATAATGATCGTGATCAAGATTATTATGTTGCATCATCTTCGATGCCTTCTTATAGAATTGATAAAACTGTTGTTAAAGCATCTTTAGATGACCCTAAAGAAGATGCATCTGGTATTGGTACTCAACAATTATTAGAAAAAAATCCAATCACAGGATTATATTCAAAATTACAATTTGATAATGAAATACCTTTTATAACTGGTGATGCAATAGCATATATTCCAGAAAATGATCCTCTCGTTGGATTAGATACTACTGGAGGAGTTTATTTTGCAGAGGTTTTAACTGCACAGAATGGAGCAGACAAGATTTTAAGATTATATCCTTCAAGATCTTTTATCACTGTTACAAACGTAGATCAATCTGCTCCACCATATCTTGAATTTACCAATCTTGGTATTGGTCAAACTGGATCTCATAAGTTTGTTTTACTTAGACATAAAAATGAGGAAATTGGTGTTCAAAAAATATTAAGAAGATTTCCAGCAGATGTTAATATAAAAACTGGTGGTTCATCTAAAACAGATGTAGGATCAACAGGAATTTTAAAAAATGGTGTTGAAATTGCAAACTATAAATCATTAGATAAAATATTTTTTGGGCCATTATCAGAGTTTAAAATATTAAATCAAGGAAAAGATTTTGACGTAATTAATCCACCAACTATTAGCGTTCCAAATGCAGGATCAGGAACCACTGCGCTTGTACAACCTGTAATACAAGGCAAATTAACAGAAATGTTGGTTGATCAACAAAATTTTGATGTTGAAAAAGTTTTGTCAATAAGTATCTCCGGTGGAAATGGATCAGGTGCTATTTTAAAACCAATTGTTACGAAAAGACAAAGGGAATTGACATTTGATGGTAGATTAAAAAATATCCGTGGAGGAGTTGATCATATTAATGATGTTATAGAATTTTACTATGCACATAATTTACAAAGTGGCGAACCATTAATTTATAGTAATAATGGTCATGCATCTATAGGTATTGGAACTTTTGCGGGATCAAATACTGTTCAAAATAAAACTTTGGTAGATGGATCAACTTACTATCCAGAAGTTATTAGTAATTCTAGTATTAAATTATTTGAAAAAGAGACTGATTACTTAGCAGGTATCAACACTATTGGATTTACTATTGAAAATAAAACAGGAAATCATAAATTTACTCTTCTTAATTTAAAAAATCACGTAAAATCAATAAGAGTTATTGATTCTGGAATAAACTACACAAATAGAAAACTTATAGTCAAACCAGTTGGAATTACAACAGTTGATAATTCTATTAATTTTAAAAATCATGGTTTTGTAACTGGTGATTTAGTGCAGTATGCACCTTCCAGTGGTGACGCAAATCACGCACCAATAGGATTAGGTGTTACTACGAGATATAGAGTACTCAAATTAGATAATAATAAATTTAGATTAATTGATGTTGGTATAGGTGGATTAGATCCTTCATCCAATTTCCTTAGAAGTAATTTTGTAAGAATTTCTGATGTTTCTACTTCAAGTAATCATGAATTTTTCTTTGAACCAATTGTTGTCAACGTAAACGTTGTTTATTCACCAGTATCTGCAGGTAGAACAGAATCATTAGTTTTAACTCCTAAAATTCGTGGGCCTTTAGTTGATGCTTACCTTTATGAAAAGGGAACTAATTACGGTTCTAATATTTTAAATTTTGAAAAGAAACCTAATATTAAAATACTTAATGGATCTGGCGCAGAGTTAAAGGCAGTTGTATTAGATGGTAAAATAATTGGATGTGATGTTAGATTTGGTGGAAAAGATTATACATCAGCACCAGATTTGGATTTAGTCGGTATAGGAACTGGAATAGGAGGTAAATTAAGAGCAGTTGTTAATAATGGAAAAATAACAGAAGTTAAAGTGATAAATGCGGGTATTGGATATTCATCATCACCTCCCGTAAAAATAACACCTAATGGATCTGGATTTATTATTGATAGTTCAGTTAGAGATTTGGATGTTAATAATTTGACACGTTTTGGTGATGAAATATTACTTAGAGAATCAAAAACTAATTTACAATATTCAGTTGTCGGATACTCTGGTAAAATACAAACAGCTTTTGATGATTTACCATCTTCACCACAAACACATTCCCCTATAATAGGTTGGGCATATGATGGAAATCCAATTTATGGGCCTTATGGATATTCAGTGGCAGATGATAACAACTCATTATCAAGAGTCCTTAATTCAGGATATGTTTTAGATCCTACACTAATTGAAAATAGACCAAGTATATCGAGTTTTGCGTCTGGATTTTTTGTAGAAGATCATGTATTTAAAAATTCAGGAGACTTAGACCAAAATAATGGTAGATTTTGCAAAACACCAGATTTTCCAAATGGAACTTATGCATACTTTGCAAGCATTTCTTCAGTTAACGCAAATCCTACATTCCCATATTTCATAGGTGATACTTATCGATCTAACCCTGTATCTGATAATTTTACCTTAACACAGAGTAATTTTGATTTCAATGAGTCTGAATTAACAAGAAATTCTTTACCTTACAAACTTGATGATGATGAAGCTGACTACAATTTTGTAATAGAATCATACGAAATTAATCAACAAACATCAATAATTGAATCAGTATCCTCTGGTAATATAGATAATTTCCAAATTGTGTCTGCAGGTGATAATTTTAAAGTTGGTGACAGTTTAAACTTCGATAATTCAAATACTAATGGTGGTGGAGCAGCTGCTCAAGTTTCAAGAATTGAAGGTAAAACTATAGATAATGTAAAAGTTGGAGTAACAACTTATAATGATGTCGTTCTCTTAAAAGGTGGTGATGGAATTGTATCTGGATTTATTTCAACAACTCATAATTTGAATACAAGTGATGTTGTTGTAATATCTGGATTAACAACAAGTGTTCCTAATTTGACTGGTTCACACAAGATAGGAGTTAGTTCTGAGAGCACAGTTTTATATAAAGCACTTTCAGCAAGTAATACTGCAGGTATTGTCACAGACATTTATGTGGCCACAGTTCCCAACTCAGTATCTGCAGGAAGTAGTATTGGTATTGGAACAGAAAAACTAAGAGTTTTAAATGTTTTTAAGGATAGAAGTATTTTAAGAGTAAATAGAGGATTAGTGGGTGCTGCTGATACATCTACATCACATGTTC